CTAGAAAATTACATAAATTTTCTTGAAAGAAATAAAATGCATCGTTATTGGGGTTATTTGCTGTTTGATAAAGCTCTGTAGGAGATATTTCGAATGGTATGAAGGGCAAAGAAATACCACTGATGTTGTTTAAGTCAAGTTCTTCAAATACTTGTGTTTTGCAATTAAAAAATTTATTTTCAAGATTAGTAATATTTTTTTTAAAAAATTTTTCTATTATAAATGGATTTCTTGTATAAAATTCTTTTGAAATATTGTTATCTGCATCAACATTATCAATGCAAATTATAATTTTACTTGCAGTATTACAGAGCAGCTCTGGAGTCATACATCTATTTAGCTTGTGCTAAATAAAAACAACTAGTGTTAAGGGTAGTTAACTGTGCCGGTGAATTCATTCATGGTGCCACAGTTTCGAAAATCTCTCACATATACTCGCAGTGTTGATGTACCGCTTGGATTCACAGAAGCTGCTGCCCATGTAAACTGGGTACCGTTAACAGCAGAGCAAACAATCCATGTATTTAAATTTGCATGTGTAACACCAGTCACATTGACACCATATACTGAATAAGGTGTACCTGCATTTATGTAAATGGAGCTATTGGAACAATTTGCAATAAAGTTTGCAGTGCTTCTGGTGCCTGTGCCCGAGGTAGTAACAGCTACTGCAGGCAGATTATTATAAGCACCATAAAACTCACTTATTTTTGTGGGGCGCCATGGTAAATCAGCACCATTGTATGTCCAATTTGTGGAGCTAACTTTTTCATTTTGATTTGGAAAACATACCAAACTAGTAGAAGCACTAGCAGGATTGCCTCCCATGTACTGCAATTCGCGAGAAGTTAAAGAAGTATAAGAAGTACCAAGCGATTTAAGTGTATTAATAGTGGTTACACTCAATGTTCCTGATGAGGGTAATAAGGCCATATTATTATTTATTTTTTAAGGTCTTTAAGTTCTTTAATAGCTTCTATAAGCAGTGGTATTAATTTCTCGTAGTTAACAGCTTTGTAACCATCAGGCCTAGTAGTAACAATTTCGGGTAATACTTGTTCGACTTGTTGCGCTAATACACCATAATCTTTGCCAGACTTTCCAGATGCTTCATTCCAGTTGAAACTAATACCAGAAATCTTATCAATTTTTTCTAATGCACTAGGTATTACTTCTTGATTGTCTTTGAGTCTTGTATCAGAGCTATAGAAAGCAGTTATGTCGTATGTTGCTCTTAAATTGCCTTGAATATCCACATAATCAGTAGCAGTACCAGCACCAGCTCTTATGGTTGTTGAAGTTGAACCACCAAACAGATTTAATGTACCAAAATTTATAGTACCGTTGGTACCGGATATTGTTGATGTTACACCTCTGAGGTTCAAAGTTGGTGAATTAATATCTACACGATTTGTTGTTCCAGGAGCACCAGCAGTACTAATGCCCACACTGCCAGAGATGGCCACATTATAATTCTGTGTAAGGATGCCAGGGTCGAAGTTAATTGCTATAACAGGGCCACTGCCAATACTGTTATCTTTTATTATAGCATAAGGCTGCAACCCTGCACCAGCATTACCTGCAACTCTTACTATGTTTTGAGAATTCAAAGGATTAGAGTTACCTATGAAACATGTTTCGCTAATGGCATCACTAGTAAATACACTAAGTGAGGAAGTTCCTGTTGTTGTTGAATTAACAAATGCCACAGTGTTAGCTGAAAGAGTTCCTGCTATCCATACACTTTGATCAAAGTAAGCAGAAGAAAGAAATCTAGTAACACCATAAACTGTGTTTCCTGGATTGGCATATCCCTGTGTTGGACTGGTAGGTGCTAATTGTATACCACCATTATTTTTTACTAAAAGTTGAGGCTGTGTGCTTGTGCTGCCAGCAACTAATAATCCAGAAGAAGCTTTTCCTTTGAGAATCAAGCCACCACTTATGGCTTCAATTAAGCTATTGGAAGTAGCAGCAGGATCTTTTGCATAAATTTGTATTTGAAAGGGGTTGATGTTTGTATCATTAACGTAAATATCTTGATCTACGTTTAATGTAGCATTTAAATTATTTGATACTCGTTTATTAAAAATATTGCCAATATAAAAACTGTTAGCTGATGCACAAAGCGAAATATATCTGCCGTCAAAATTAATTTGACCATATTTTTGCTGAAGTGTGTTGTTTACTTGACCATTACCTCCTATTGAATAATCCAATATAAAACCATCACCAATGGTGTCCGTAGGCAGTCTCAACGAATTATAAGGAGCACCCACATATTCAATTGTGTTCATGCTATTGACAGGATCAGAATAAACAACAGGTGCAAATGGAGAAAATGTTCCATTATTATAAAACAATGGGAGGTTATTCTCAATGAGAAAATCACCTGTTTGCAGGTAACTCAAAATGCTAGTTTTGTCTGCAATTACACCGAAGTTTTTATTACCCACAGCATTACCACCAACAGTATATCCATCTCCAATGAACAAGCGTTGTGTATCTACTGAATATCCCAATTCACCTTCAGTAAGAGTTACATTTTTTCTTTCATTTTCAAGTCCTCTTCTAACAAGAATCTTTACTACTGTATCTGATGTAATTTCAACTGCCATATTATGTTCCCATGTTTATAACACCCATGTTGACCCAGAGTTTACCAGGACCGGGGTTAGATGTTGGTAAGAAAGCAGGAATGGAAGACAGGGATAAGCCATTTTCATTTACAGTCAATTTACCAGATGAAAAAGTAATTTTATTATTATCATAATTAACGCCTATTTTTGTCCCTGATCCACCAGTAATACCATTTGTAAATGATGTGCTACTGATGTAAGTTTCTGATACACTATTTGTTTTTAATCTCAAAGCACCTACCAAGCTGTATTCAATAGTAGTGCCATCCACTTTGCTAGAAAGTCTTTTGAAGAAATAATCATAAGGTGATATGGTTGTATCTATTGCAGTAACTGAATAAAGAAAAGATGTATCATTATCATACACCAAATCACCTATCTGTGCATAAGAATAAGTAGTTGGGTTTGATAAATTAACAGTAAAATATTTAGTTCCCACAGGAAACCCACCAGGAGAAACACCATCACCGACAAAAATGCGTCTGCCGTTTATATCGGTTACGTATCCAAGCTCACCATTATCAAGCACAATTTGCTGTCTTTCAGCATCAGTGCCTCTTCTGAGTTTAATTTTAACTATAGATACACTAGCCATTGTAAGTATTTATTTATTCCACACATTTTAACAATAGATTATGGTGCTTTGTTAGTTAAAGAGGATGTGTGATTCAATATGGTTGTTAAAGGCCCTGCAATATTCATTAATTCTCCTGGAGAAGCATGGTTACCAGCCATTTTCGCCCTGTTTTCCAGCATAAGTCTGTAGCTTTCCAATTGATGGTCATTAACATTTTGGTTATTAAAAGAACCATCATTTAATTCAGTTTTAATATCAGACCACATTTGCAGCTCTCTTACTCTGTCTCTTGCCACTTGTTCAGAAGAGGCAATAAAGTAATTTACTTGATCTAAATCAATTTGTAATTCTTTTTTATCAAATTCTTCAGCAGTGTTTTCTATTTGTTTTAATATTTTTTCTTTTTTAAGATAATTTCTTCTTAGTTCAAAACTCATAACAACCAATTGTTCAAACATAGAAGACTGTTCTCTGACTGCTTGCCAGTATTTGCTGGCTTTGGTGGGAAAATCACCATCATTCAACACAGACATTCTGGCTTCTGTGTCTGTACGAAATATTTGTTTTTTGTTCCATGCATCTTTTAATTCAGAAGATAAAGTTTTTAATGTCTGTGCATCTTTTTCAGACAGCAAATTAATTACAGGAATTAATTCATTCATTATTAATATATAATAGATTAGTTTTTGAAATCAATCATGTGCTATATTCTACTGTGGAAGATAGTATTGTGGAGGGGCTATTGGGGTTGCCTTGAATCCCACCAGTAACAAGAAGTGAGTTGGCAGAACCGCCGGTGGATCCTTGTGCACAATTTCTTGCAGTTGGCATGGAGTCTCTAATACCCCAAGCCACACCATTGTAATTAAATACTGAGTTGGTGTCAGCTGTGCCATAACCACCACAGATTGTTGTGTCTGATTGAGTCCCTGCAGCAGAGCTAAGACCAAGAGCTGCAGGTACTGCAGCTGCAGAAGACCATGTGGACCCATTAAATTTTTCGTTAGTAGTGACAATAGATGGTGTAGTTGATGATGGTGAAGCAACATTACCAGTCATTCCTAACCCTGCAGCTGCAGTACCTGAGCAAATTACACTGCGTCTATTAACTGTTAAAGTACCAGCAGTAGACCAAGATGTACCATTCCATCTGATGCATTGGTTGTAAGCAGGAGACCCAGCAGTAGTATTATCTGTTCCTGTTACCCATATTGCACTGCTAGAATTGCCAAAAGCTCCACAAGCACGTCTGAAAGTAGGAAACCAGTTAGTACTGGCAATATTGGTCCAAGCAGTTCCATTGAATGTGGTCATGGCTTCTTGTGGGTAATAACTTGGAGCTAAATATGCACTGCCTGTTCCCATGATGCCTGTGGTCTTGGTGCCACACCCTGCAGGCGCTAGGAGTGCCAATGGGTTTACAGAACCATTTGACCAAGATTTTGTTGTTGAATTGTATAGTTCTGTAGAAAATGCATTGGGGCCTCTGGCTGTGCTAGTAGCCCCACTACTAATGACTGCATCTGCTCTTGCCCCAAAGCCTGCTCCAAACCATCTGGTGGTTAGTGCATTGCCACCAGCTCTCCATACTAATGCAGATGGTTGTGGTGTGGGTGAAAATACAGCTAACGAGTATGTGCCTGGTTCTTTCCAGGTACGGTATGTGTAACCATTGAGTGTAGTGACTGTGCCTCCATAAAAAGGATCAGTTGTTGTGGGTGTGAGGTATTTCATCACTACAACTCCACTGTAACCTGCGCCACCTGTGGTGAAGCCTGGGTTAGTACCAGCATAAGTACCAGGTCTGATATATTCCGTAGTACTGGAACTGACAGCACCACTGCCACCACAACCATACCATCTTGCACCTGATCCGCTTGTGCCACCGTTAATTCCTCCACCTGTGGTTCCACCGCTACCACCACTGCATACAACCGGTTGATTGCCAGTATTATTTCCAAGAACAGTTACCAAATCTGCATCAATGGCCAGGTTTAAACCTTGACCGCCACTGTTACCATTACCATTTGTTGTGGCACCACCACCAGCACATGCTCCACCACCAGATGCTCCACCACCATTGCCAATTCCTATTGCAGTTGCAGAACCACCACCACATGAGCTATAATAACCTGGGCGACCACTTCCTGCTCCTCCGCCACTGCCTCCATTATTACCAGCACTGCAGTTTGTAGGTTGACCACCTCTATCTGAATTATAGGTACTATATCCACCACCTCCTCCACCATCAGCTGCAATTGTAATACCTAGATTTGTAACAAAAGATGATGCACCTCCATTTAAACCTTGAAGGGCAGTTGGTTCTGCTGATGGTGAAGCGCCTCCAGAACCAACAGTAATAGTGGCAGCAGTAGCACCATCTAAGTTCAATGTAGTTGATGTGTACCCAACTAAACCACCTGCTCCACCACCGCCACCTGAGCCATTGCTTGAACTAAACCGTCCCATATAAACATAACTACCACCTCCAGATCCACCGCCACCAGCCAAAAAGACTTGCACTGATGTGTTGCGCGGCGGTGGGGGTGGGGTAACAGTTGGTGTAGGTGTTATTGTGGGAGTAGGGGTAGGTGTAACAGGTACAGATGTTGCAGTGGGCGTGGGTGTTACTGTAGGTGTGGGTGTAGGTGTAATAGTGGGTGTGGGTGTGGGTGTGAAAGTGGGAGCATTTGTGGGTGTGGGTGTAGGCGTCAAAGTAGGGGTGGGTGTGGGTGGAACAGGTGTGGGTGTCACAGTGGGTGTAGGTGTCCAAGGAGCATTTATAATATTAACTGTATTAGATGTTTTAGCATCTATTTGATCTTTGGACAAATCAACCAGAGTTTTTTGAAGTTTAAATAGTTTTGAGAAGCATCTGTTGATAACTGTATTAGATACAACTTCATTCTGACCTAAAAAGTTTTGAAAATCGTAGTTCATTGTAATATGTTAATAGTTTGTTCAGAAAGCTGATTCTTTTCCTCCACAGTTAAATATCTGGTAAAACAGAAAACTGAATTGCCTCGAGAGTCATATTTAAATTGAAACTTGCCTATAATTTGATCTATGAAGCGCAAATGAATTGCAATGAGCTTTGAAATTGCTTTGTTGATCACCCAGCTTTGCACATATTCTTCTGGTTTTATTAAAATTTCATCCAAGGAGTATATGTCAAAATCTGGTTCAGTTAAATTGTCATATAGATTTTTGTTATCTAAAAATGCGCCTACTATGCCGGCATTTTTAACTGGGTTCTTAGAAGCTAAAAAGTTTTTATCATTCAATCCACTAGGCATAGTAGCAAAAGCAGATATGTTTTGAGTGTTGTTGTATTTTTGTAAATAGAGCAGATACTTGCCTATGGTATTGTTTAAATCATTTGTTAAACCTTTGTACACATTTTCAGTTGTAACTAAATAATAAATATCATAGTCAGTCTTGGAGAACACAATGTCAATAGCTCGTTCAGTATTGTTGAGATAGTCAATTACGATTTCTTGTTTATTTTCAAAATTATTAGTATAAAGATTGATAATATTACCAGAAAGCAAGCAATAAAAAGTGCCATTTTGATCCACTTGCAGTTTAAGAGGTTCTGTATTGAGAAAATCTTTATCTAATAAATATGTATTGAGCCAGTTTAAGTTGTTATCATATCTCTTGACACAGTTATTACCTGAATCAAGCACATAAACTTCATTGTTATAGGTCACCACATCTGTGGGCGCGTTAAATGATAATTTTTCACTCGCTGAACCAAATTCGCCTAATAGGTTTCTTAAGCGTAATTTATTATTGAACATGTTATCGCTTGAGTACAGGCCACGTGCATCATATTGATACAGGGTGTTATGACCTTTGTCAAGAATTAAGAAAGAATTGTCAGGGCCTTCTGCAATGGCTACCACATCAATAAAAAATATTTCATTATATAGCCCAGGATTGAAAGCAGAGAACATGTATGTTGTAGTTGCCTGGGTATCATCATTGTTGTTGAAGAACATGAGTACGCTCTTGCCATCAGAAGTTATAAGAGTGTATTGAGACAATTCTTTGTTAGCAGCAGCAAAAAGAACTTTGGTATTGTTTATGGGATAATAGTACTGAGATGCAGCAGATTCAAATTGTGAAGATGATAACCCGTAGCACCATGCTAAATCAACTGCACCAGTGCTAACACCTAGAATGGCAGTGGAACTAACTGGTATGATATTAGATGCTATTTTAGCTTTTGAGTAGAGATACAAAAAATTATCATATATGTGCTTGAGTTTGAGGTTGACAACATCCACTGTAACAGTATCATTGGGTTGAATTGTTACCTCTTCAATATCATATGGCAGTTTTAATACTTCATCAGGGAATCTATTGAATGTGATGCCGTTATCTTTGATTACATCTAAAATATTCATTATTCACTCCATTTAATCTTATTTACCCTAGTATAAGCTGGTGCTGTTGATGCCAAAAGATTGTATACACGTTTTTCAATTTCATTTTTTAATACTGCATTACTTATTCCACTGTTTTTAAATACAATATTAAACAATGTGGACTTACTGCCTGGTGTTCTGAATTTAAAGTATCTTTCTATTTCTTCTATATAATTTCTTCTGCCGCAAGGCAAATCCAAAACCATGTCATCAACAGTCCTGTTGGCTCTTATATGAAACATTATGTCAAAATAATTTAATGCTTGGTTATACAAGTAAAAATTCTTTATCTTTATATTTCTGCAATTGAATGAATTGTCTTTAAGATACTCTAAAATTGGAATTGAATTGCTGTATGTTGCAGTACCAACAAAGAAAGGCCTATCAATTATGTTGGAGAATTTATATTTTTTAGGCGTAAATACTGCTTCTGAAACTATCTCACCGTCAATAATGATATGGAAGGTACCACCATTGCTGTTGTATCTGAATACAAAATTATGATATCCAGGAGTAAGAGCAGACAGACCATATATGAAATTTAAGTCAACTTGATCATCAGTATCAGAATTTAAATAGTTTTTTAATTTTAATTTTGTATTTAAAACATTGCCATAATATAAATCAGAAAAGTAGTATCTCAAGAATGTGGACTGGGTAATGGATGCATAACTGGGTCCAATTTGTTTGGAGCAAAGTGTATCAAGCAATGTACCTTCATTGGTTAGTTTATATACTATGCTTCTGTTATCTGATGATACGCCTGTAATGAATGTGTATTTACCAATGCCATAGTCAGCTATATTGTAGCCAAAATCAATATTAGTGGATTGAACAGATGATAATGGAAGAGTGCCAGACAGGGTTACTAAGTTGTTGCTGTCTAAAACTGTGAATTTATAACTGTCATGCAAGATCCATAAATTGCCATCTATATCTAAATCATAATCTTCCAATGAATTATATGCTGATACAACCAAGCTAATACTTCCAGGATCAGTGGCGTTATCTTTAATATCCCAATTATATATAGCATACCCAATTGGGTTAGTTATTTTGAAATAGATATTATTTAAATATCTTTCTGCTTTATCCCCAACAGTGAGATAAATGTCATTGTCTTTTACATTGACAGTAGTAGCTAGTGAAATATAATTGAACGGTACATTTAAAAAGTAGAAATCGTAATCTGAATTGCTTGTAGTAATTTCAAGCAACTCTCCTGTCGCAAACTTGACACGGAATAATTTTACATCTGCAGTAGCAGGGTCTCTGCCTAAAATAAATGCAAATTTGTCGTTATAATCATAATCTAAAACATCTTTGAAATAATCACTGGTAACTCTGTATAGTTTGCTGTATCTATTATTATATCTTATAAACTCACCACTTTGTGTGATTATATAAAAATCATCAAACCCGTCCAGGCGCAAAATAGCTACAGCAGAGCTTGGTGTTTCAATTGTGTTTAATTTTTCAAAGTTTAAATTTCTTACATCAATGGCACTTAGACCATTCAAAAACAATGCTGGTGTTACCTTGTTTGTGTTAAACACACCAAAACCATCTGCTGAATAATTTCCTAAAAGCTGATATCCAAATGGCCTGGTCCAATCATCACTATAGCAGTCAAATATAATAGTAAACTCATTTGTGGATTGAATTGTGGATAAATTGTTTGTAGCACAATATGTGCTGCCATTGAAAACATATAGTGGGTCAGCATAGTCCTGACTAACTGTGGAAGAATTTGAATCTTGATATATATTAAAATTCTGTTGTATTAGATAATTTTTTAAATATTGAATATAATTTCTGCTATATTCTTCACCTATATGGTAGTAGGCAAAATATGTCCCGGGTTCAAATATTGAATCAGATATTTTATCTACTACATAAATATTTTGAGGCACAATGCCCTGTAAGCAATCATAATATGCAATATACTCAATTGCATTAAAATTAGATGCAGTTAAAGCTGGCAGAAAACTTATTCTAGAAGGAAAATAATACCTATCAACCCAAACAGGCCTAGAAAATGCATTTGCATTTCCTGATAACCATGAACATAAAAAGCTTCCAATATTTTCAAGTTTAGAATTGCCATAAAAACTAGTAAATTTGTAATCAGCTTTTTTCTTAAAGATCTTATCACTCTTCATGGGGTGATCGCCTGCAATGGCACCAGCTTCTGCTAATTTTGAATCATTTATGTTGAGTGTTTGAAGAGGATAAAAAACTTGAGGTACATGAAAATATGTAACTTTATCTTTTTTAAATATTGTATTGGAAGTGTATGATTCATAATTTAATAAAATGTTATCGTTGCCCAACTCTTGATTGGACCCTGTAAACATCTTTTTATAATCGCGCATGAACACATCATCTTCTTGGAAAAACGGGTTAGCTCTGGATTGATAGTTTTCAGGGGTGTTTGTATTTTTTAAGGACAGTGCATTTACATCAAGTGATTTTGATGAGATATTATAATATTGTGAATTCAAAAGCATATTTGAAGGTACATTCTGAAAACTCAAATCTTCATTAATAAACGTTTTGCTATTAACAGTCTTTTCATAACTGACCCATGGATCATCCAGAGGTGTTATATTGGATGTGTCTTGTCTTGCCATGCATCTAAAGACTGTTTGAGCACTAAAGTTTAAAGATGTGCCTGTAACAGGTGCAACAAAAGATAGATCTTTTGTGACACTATTGAAAGATATGTAAAAAATAATATCATTTATGTTCTTAAAAAAAGCAATTAAATCGTTTGGTCTGTCATACAAATACAAAAATATTTGAGGACTGTATTCACCTAAATTATCCAATTTAGCATCAGGATTAAAGCTCAAATTACCAGTCACATCACAAGTTAAGTAGCGCTTAATACCATCGTTTTCATGAGCTACTTTGCATTTAAATGCATCAAGAAAGGTTACTTCAAAATAATATCTGTTATCCATTTTTTCAGCAACACCTGAAACAGCTACAGCAGCAGTATTAACATTAATGCCTGGTTCTTCAGCCACCCAATAAAATGATTTGTCTGATAAGCCATATAAAGAATTGGCTGCTAAATATGTTGAGAAGCCCTCATCATCCAAATATTCTAATGGTTTGATCTCCAGAACATCATTAATAATTTTTGGACTGGTTAAATGAAGATTGGAATAATTGTTTAACGTGGAGTCATTAGGTGTTTGCAATACCTTCTCCAGGTTTAAAAATATATTATTTTCTGTATAAAATACATTTTTCGAAAAATTTACATCTGGGTCAAAGTTGTAATTAGAAGAAAGTGGTGTAATATTGTTAGTATTAAGTGAAAAGACTTGCATCTTAATTATTTACTTTAAAAACACATTTATAAATAGCAATATTATAGTGATTAGAGTTATCTAATGCCTAATAATACATAATTACCACCGTCAAAATAATTATTTTCAGCAGATGTAAATATAATTATGTCTTTGCTAGCTGGTGTATAGTTATGAGATTTCATGAATATGTAGCTACCACCAGCATCTTGAATAGTACTATTATTTTCACTAGCTGACATGAGGGTACCACCTATTAAATCTATTGTGCAATGTACCCATATACCTGTAGCAGCTGACGAATTGTTATGACTAATACAACTACCGTTAGTATCGTTTGCATAATTGCTTATGCCTATTCTAGTATTAGCTGCTGTAAACCCTACATTTTTAAGTATTAATTTTAATATCTTATATTGAGTAAAGTTCCCTGCGTTTTGGAGTAAAGGAACAAAGGGAAATTGGAAAACACCACCAGCAGAAGGTAATGTGCCAGCTGCTATTGTGTCGACGCTATTACGTAATTGAGCTGCAGTAACCTTCCCTGTTGTAGACCCATCAGAGGCTGGTAGAACTAAACTATCTGCAAGTGCAATTGAATTTAATTGAGATATTTTAACTGTTGCCATAATATTATTTATCTAAAGTTTTACGTAATAATATAGTATTTACAGAAATCATCTGTCAAGATATCCAGATTATTATCTGTAATCAGGTTAGTAACTGTGCCAGGTGGTGTTGCAATTTCTGCACCTTCACCGTAAATACGGCCATTGCTTGTATTGTTTATTTGCGCACAATATCCATTGAGATTAACAGCTTTACCTGCATTATTATAACCTACAACACAAGGTGCATTGGACTGGTAAATGTTGACTACATCACCATTGCCTTTTTGACCCAAATTACCACCTCCAGCAATGTATTTATTGCCTTGAAATGCATCATTTATAAAGCTCTGTGTGCCAGACAAATAGGTTGACTCTGTTGCAGATGATACAGAACTGCCCCTGTCTATACCTGCACCGCCACCACCTGCATATTTAACATATGTAGTGTTCATGGCACTAATAATAGCACCACCACCACCGCCACCAATTATTCCAGCGTTATTAATAGTTAAATTGCAATTGAGCTTAATTGCATCTCCTCCTGGTGCACCTGCAGACCACAGATATGGGGTATCCTTGACTATTCCGCATTGTAATATTGTTTCATTTGCATTGCCGCCTTTGCCAGCAACAACACCATTTAATGGCGAATTGGTAGAATCGGAGACAGCAGGTATGTTCAAGGTTATTTCAGACCCAACAGGCCATGTTCCAGTGTCTATTGCAGGCAGCAGACGAGATTTACTTCCAATATTGCCTGCTACAGTAAACTCCACTACAGTAGGATTAGAAGAATAGTCTCCTGAAACATCTTGGTAGAATTTTCTTAAATTAATGTTGTATGTGTTTATATTTGCTACACCTATAGTTAGATATCTGTAATTAGGTGTTGGGGTAGGTGTGGATGTTGGTGCAACAGGTGTGGGTGTCACAGTAGGTGTAGGCGTGGGTGTTGAACCAGGAACAGGTGTAGATGTAACTGTGGGTGTGGGTGTTACTGTGGGTGTGGGCGTGATTGTAGGTGTGGGTGTAGGTGTGTTGGTGGGCGTAGGAGTAATGGTAGGTGTGGGAGTAATAGTTGGCGTAGGTGTGGGTGTTGGAGTATTAGTTCTTGTTGGTGTAGGAGTAGGTGTTGGAGTTGGAGGAAAAAAGCTGAATGGGTATGTATTTGAATCAAAAAGATACACAGTACCAGGATACAGTTTATCAAGAGAATTTAAATTACTCTGTGTAGAACTGAATTGTTCCAAGTATTTGCCATCAGTTGAAACACCAAGAATAGTATCAATAAAGTCTTTTTTATCCCAAGAATTTAAATCTAAAGCATAAGGCTCATTAAATTCCACAAACTGTAGCTTTTGAGTTATTGAAATCATTTTTTAATATTTAACCTTTTTTTATTATGAAGATATACCATGTATTATCCCTTCATTCATTAAAGTTACATTCACATTGTACCCATTCAAGTCAATTGCTTTTCCTGCTGCGCCACCAAAAGATGTTGTGGTTGAGTTGCCATCCTGACCAAGACTACCGCCAGAAGCACCATATAATGAATCACCCCCGTAGACAGGGCTGTAAACATCATATACATATACAAACCCGGGGTACGTTCCTCCTGGATAAGTAGCAGTACCTGGATAAGAACTGCCAGTATTGACTTTATAACTGCTGCCTTCGCCACCGTACCGGTGACTACTATTTCTACCTATGCCACCAAAGTTGCCCACAGGGCCACCTGTACCAATAGAAATACCTGCTCCACCGCCGCCACCTGCACCATAAATCCAAGTAGAGTTGGCGATGTATCCTGCTCCACCACCACCACCGCCACCACCAATAATGCCATAATTAATGATGTTTAAGCTGAAATTTAGCTTCACAGCTGTTCCACCTGCGCCTCCATAATTGAGACCAGTGTCAGTTTTTATGCCAGTTCTTCCAGTTCCGCCTTTGCCAGCCACCATGCCATTAAGTGGTGAGCTTGTATTGTCAGATATAGGAGGTACAATTAAGGTTATTGTGGACCCAGCAGGCCATGATCCAGTATCAACCGCAGGCAAATTAACATCAACACTGCCTATGTTTCCAGCAACAGTAAATTCTACACGAAATGGATTTAAGTTCAAAATACCTGTTTGCCTCTTAAACTCTTCTCTTAAATTGACATTTAAAGTGTTGGTGTCAGGAGCACCTATGGTGAGTTGATACAGAGGAAAAGGAGTTGGTGTTGGAGTGAATGTAGGTGCATTAGTTGCAGTAGGTGTGGGGGTTGGAGTTGCAGTAGGCCCAGGTGTGCTTGTGGGAGTTGGGGTTGGAGTGTTGGTTACAGTAGGTGTGGGAGTAATGGTAGGTGTAGGTGTGATGGTAGGTGTAGGAGTAATAGTTGGCGTAGGTGTGATGGTGGGCGTTGGAGTTGGGGTCGGATCTGGAATAAAAATAGGTAAAGTATAAGGAGTGGATTTAGATATAATTAAAAAGTAAGACTGGTTTTTCAGCACAGTTAAAGTGTTTGATACATCTTGTGTTGGGTCATAAAAAATGCGCTCCAACCCATCATCAGAAACACCTATAATTCTGCTAATTAAATCTTTATTAGTTAAATCATTACAATTAAAATCGCTGCCAGAATTTTGATAAAAAATTTGGTATTGAGAATTAATTTCTAAAAAGCTGCTCATAGATAATTTGCTCCAGTTATTAATGTACTATATGTTGCTTGACCGTTGATATCATTTTGTATGGCAAAATCCTTGTTTAAATATATAGGGTCAAACAACACATTAGCTAAGAAAATGCCGCGGACAAAAATATCCATAGAATACGGCACTCCAATTGGTGTTTCTGCATTATAAAAGAAGGAATAATCGTAAAAAGATGTATAGGTAATACCATTTTCACCATATTCGCCTGGACCGTTGAAGTAATTTGTGAAAAGATCATAAGGTGAAACAATGTATTCTTTATCAAAATAATTTAAATTGAAATTTTTAATTTTAAATGTTGGGGTTGTTTTACCTGAACTGTAACCTAAAGATACATTTGTTATACCAGGCAGAGCTCTGGGCAAATCAACCTGTAAATAATTTTCATACTTAGCAGAAGAAAGTGGCTTCATGTCAACTATAATTTTTTTACCTAGATTTGCTAGTCTGACTCTTACACTTGTGTATTCAGGTGTGCCTGTAGTTGATTGATACAATGTAACTGGTGTTTTAAATGCAGTTGATGCAAGTGATTCAGTTCTATACAGAGGATTGTAAGCACTCAGATAGCTGTCTCTAATACATATGCTGTTGGGTACTTTATTTGCATATCCAGGCAAACCAATGCCTGTGAGCGCAAAGTTACCAGACACATCAAACCCAACTCCTAACCATCCTTTGAATCTGCCGGCAAAAGATTCAGTGACAAATGTATCATCCACAGCTGTAAGTAGTGTGAGATTGGTATAGTTGAGAGCCTTTCCTGGACCACCGCCAGTGATGGGAACTTTGTATGTTGAGGTGTCAGTAAATGCTATGCAAAAGCCTTCTTCGCCTTGTTCTTCTTGGCCATAGAACGCATAATCAAATGTTACTACTATGTCCTTGGTTGTATCACAATTTTTAGGAAAATAAATAAATGAACTTGTGGCAGAAGCAGGCAAAGTGTAAAATTCATCTAACTTTAAAACACTCAACACAGCTGTGCTTGATCCTATAATATTATCACTAGAGTCTATACTGGCGCTCACTGTGTAATAGCCTGCTGCTACTGGTGGAGGCGTTGCAGAATTATTTAGCACATATGTTATGGTTGGTATTATTTCTGGATAATTGATCACACTAGCTGATGCAGTGATTGCATTGCCAGTATACACTTTATTGAGACCAGCAAAGACAATATTAGAAGATGCATCTAGTTTTTGCAGTTGTATATCAAAAGTGGCAGTGGCTGGCTGGAACAAATTAGAAGAAAGAGAACTCACCAACATGGTCACAGTGCCTGTGCCAGAAAGTGCAGATAATGTGGAGCTGTTAACCAATGCACCTGGACCACTTAACACTTGAAAAAATGTTCGAATGCTGCTTGTCAAATATGTAGCAGTAGCCAACAGAGTGGCTGTTTTTGTAAATTGCAATGCAGATGATGCCAGTGTGATGGTAATAGTAGGGGTGGGTGTGAACCGCAATGTTGAAGAATTCTGTACAGGAGAGAACCGCCACCCTTTGGCAACCAATGAATCATAAGCTGCATTAGAGAAGGTACTTCTGCTTGATATTCTATTATTACTGTAAAAAACTCGTTTATTTAATGTAGATGTACCAGGTGGCACACTAGGTCTGGCATCCAAGTTTATTAACAAATAATCAATAGAGTCATTAGAAAGAGAATTGTCATTTAAATCCAATCTTAATAAATTGTTTGTTGCGCTTAGATTAGCGCGGAATGTGCTCAATCCATAATTAAAATTAGCTCGTAACCAGCGTAAACTATTATTGTTGTTTGTAAATGCATCTATGGATGATACAGGTTGTGAGAATAATTCAGCAACAGTCAATGCAGGGCAATTGAAAGCATCAATATTGTTTATTCCAGGACAAAAATTAATTGTTAGAGAGCTCAATGATGAATTGTTGCTCATGTTTGGAATGCTGCTTAATAAATTACAAGAAGCAACATACAAGGTTTTAATATTTGTTAGATTGGTCAAAAAGGCATCACTGATGATAGATGCATTAGCAATACTCACACTGCTTACATTTGTACAGTTTGTAAATGTTAAACCAGATAAAACAGGTGTTTGAGCACTATAATTAAATGTGCCAAAAGAAGGATTGTTGTTTATTGAGAAATCTGTTATTGCTGCATCATCATATATGCTAACAGTTTGTAGTTTGATATTGTTATTAAGTTCCACAACAGGACCATAATTTTCACTTATTAAGAATGTTCGCAAGTTGTTGTTGTTATTAAAATAAACTTGTGGTAAATGGTTAAGATACAATGTAACATCAGTTAAATTGGTGTAACTATTTTCCTTAGTAAGGGAAGTCAAAGTTGGTTCTACAATTTGCAGGGTAACTAAACCACTGAGAGGTGTAATATCCAGTGAAGAAATATTATTAAAAGAAGTGGTGAACGCAGTTACACCTGTTAACCCTTGCAATTCAAGGCTTGATAAATTTGCATTGTTCGAAATGGATAGTGCATTTGCATTTGCAAGTGATGAAAGATTTAGAGTTGTTAGTTGTGTTCCGTCCAATCCAAAAGATGTTAATTTGCAAGGGTCAGGTAAATTTAACCTTCTTAGATTTGACAAGCCGGTAAAGTTTATTGAACTAAGAGAACTGAACTGTGTTAGATCCAATGCACTTATTTGTGTACTGCCTAGTAATAGCGTATCAATATCAACTATGCTGGATGCACCAAACCTGCTAGCATATTCATTGTAACGGTTGGCTACTTGCCATGAGGCTTGTGCTCCTGTGGCATACTCTACTAAAAATAAATCACACTCTGCTGGCTTCCAGCCACCAATATCAAACAATCTGATTTTTTGGAACCCTGGTGGTCGGAAATTACCAGATGCAGATGCAGCTAGCCTGCCATTGATATACACACTGGCCATGACCCCCAGAGGACCACCAGAAGGTGTCACAGTGAATGTGAGATTAACTGGTGTATTGAGAGGTATTACAGTTGCAGGTTGTACAGAGAAAGCTGGAGAATCTGCCACAGGCAAAGATTCACCGCTACCAAAGGATATTCTGCCTTGCGAGATACCACCAGAGCCTCCTAAGAAGCATCTGAAACCGCTCAATTGATAATCTTCACTACTAAATAATGATCGTTGACTTTCTAGAGGGTAACTGCTCAATTGCAACCACATGTTGACAGTAAAATTGTTATTCAGTCCCAACTCTTGCCAAGTGTTAGTTGGGTATTCGATGAGAAAATAAGTAGATGAAAGCACATGCACACCACCACCATAACTCAGGATAGGATTAAAACTACCACCTATGTTTGCAAAGTTAGGTAAATTACGTAAATTGTAAACAATAGTACCAGATCCCGGGTAGCTTGCAGGGTTGGCAAAGTCAATTTGAAACACTCTGGATTCTGCTATGGGTTGATTCCATGTTTTTGATTCTAAACCAAAGATGGCGCTCAATCCTAATAAATTATTGCAATTAAGATATGTTAAACTAGGAAGAGGTGTTATATTTATGGATGAGAGTAAATTGCTTGTGTTCTGTGATATATCCAAGTAGTTTAACTGTGATTGTGAATTGAAAGATACGCTTGTTAAATTATTGGTATTACAAGAAAATGTGCGCAAAGTGTCACGTGCAGGCATCAATTTAGGTTCAATACTGGTAAATTGATTTTCATTCAAATTGAGTATCTGCACACCTGATAATGCTGAGAAGTTCCAATCTTTTTGCAAGTATGAAGATCCTGAGAAAAAATTAAATTTACTAAAATAAAAATCTCTTATGCCTGTTAATGTTTGTTTATTGCAACGAGTAAAATCTTTTACTACATAAGGATTATCCCGGGCATACACAACCAATCGCGGTGTGGTATACTCTGGTCCACCATATACATCAAATGCAGAGAATGTGCACTGTTCAATACTCAAACTGTTCAAAGCTGATACACCAGTGAAATCCAATACACGCAACCCCGGATTTCTGTTAATTCTAACAAATGCATTTGTAAACTTCCTACAATTGCGCACATCAATGTCAGTGAATGCATGTTCATTAGTAGTAATTTGTTGCAAATTGGGATGTGCAAACAAGTTGATGGTGGATAGACGTGCTCCTTGGGTGTAACTGGCATTAATGACCTGTAAGCCAGATAATAAAGAAAAATCAACCCAATTCACAGGGCGGGTATACCCACCTTGTATGCCTGTGAAATCGAGATATGTTATGCTGTTGGCAACTTCAGAAGGATATGCAATGAAGGCTGACAGGTAGTTGTCTGAGATATAGTAATCAGTGCCAGAAACAAGGGCAGTGGTGGTGTTGAAAAATCCGCTTAATGGTCCAGTAATTTCAGTAAAACCAGCTCCACCAGTACCTTTGCTGCCTGTTGTGGGTACATAAGCCGTGGCAATAATTTTAAAAGGACCAGGCATGTTATGCTCCGAAAACGAATTCGCCTCCCACTACTGTGCCTGCACTGCTTCCCAGTGTAGTAAATGTTTGGAAGCTCCAATCTTCAGGCAAATCATTGAAATTATTATGAAGAACGTCTACATCAGGCTTGTACATAAGATTTGTTATGTTACTTAATACACCGTTTAGATATTTAAATGATGTGACAAATACGTAGAATAGATCAGAAGTATCTCTTGCTAAATAAGTTAAACTGTATAGACCGGTTTCACTGCTGTAAGTCATTAAGGGTTTATCAATGGATACTATTTCAATATTCAGGTTGGCTGATAAGAGTGAAAAATCATACAAATCAAATTCAGTTACAACATTTACTGGATAAATTTGTATAATTTTTGGTTGATTTAAGTTGAGTGTATATATGGTTGGGTATATTATTTTCTTATTGGATGTGCTTACTAATGGTGCAAGAGTAGTAGCAGCAAAAATAAGCTCATTTTCTTTTTCATTAAACCACACAGTAGATATTTTTTCAAAATTCTTATTTACACCTCTTTTAATAAACAGCTCGTTAGTAGAGGACCCTCTTATTAATCCAGTTGTGTAATTGTATTCAATTTTATCAAAAATTAAATAATTTTCAGTTTCAAGTTGTATAAAAT